AATTCGCAAGTATAAATAGGAAATTTACATTTAGGCAGAAGCCTACGCATCATAGGTGTCATTGCTCCAGCATCTTCAGTATCTAAAAATCTACTCATTGGGTCTAATATAAAAGCTCTATCAATATTAGGTAAGACACCTATCATGGCATTTATTGCCCAGACTTCATCAAATTCTACGCTGTGTGTTTGAGATAAGTGAAAATCTATTTGACTTTGACCCATAGCAACTATTGCAACATTCTTGCCTTCTAATTCTTTGATAGGCTCATTAGACATTAATTTTTCGTTGTCCATCTCTGTAAGCATCTTTTCTATTATATCCATCTGATTCTAATGTAAGTCTTTGCAATCCTTCTTGAAATCTTTTTTCATAATTAGCCATTACATCTGGCTCACCTTTCATAAAGGTATAGGCTTCAGATAAACAAGCATAAAGCAATACTTCTGGTGCATTAGTTCCTAGCCAACTTGTGCCATTAGGAGAAGCTGATATTGACTGTGGCACATAAAAATAATGTAATTCTGCATCAAGTGATGAACTTGGAGTTGGACCAACAATAAATGTATTGTCATCAAATTGTGCGTAATGTTTTGGACTTCCTGTTGTAGCAGTTACAGGATAAGCCTCTCTTATAAAACTTACATCTGTACTAAGTAGATAAGTATAATTACCATCACCATCTATAGTAGCTAAAGAATAAGGATATAAATAATCACTTGGTGTAGCTAAGTATTGATTACCAGAACTTAAATTTCCAGTTACATTTTTTCTAAAATTAGGTAATTCAACAGACTTGATAATTCTTTGTTCTGCTTGAGTAACAATTGTTGCCATGTTATTAACAAATGTTGTTTCTGTATTTTGCGTATAATCTTGTATTGCTGATTGTAATGTTGTGTATGTCCAACTCATGATGTACTCACTGTTATTGTTCCTATATTAGCTTTAATATCTAAACCCATAGTGCTTGAGCCAAATTCTGTAACTCCACCACCAATGGGATCAAAAGCAAAATATCTTGTTGATTCTGCTTCTCCTGTATCTACTCTAGCATTATAAAGACTTTGATTGTCACTCGTATTAACTCTTCCTAGTTTTAATTGAGGTTGATCTTGATCAAAACATTCATTGCATACACGCAATCCATTTCTTTTGCTGTCTACAATTTCATATTTTAAAGTATTTAATTTATATGCAAAGCCACATCGGTCACATTGACCTAGAGCTTTTTTTCCTTTCCATACATTTAATTATAAAAACTTACATCTGGAACAAATCTAACTGGAGCTTTTTCTCTATCAGCATCAGCTACTTCTTCCCATAGTTCCATGTAACGCTGTCGTATCATAGGAACTCTCTGTTGAGCCTCTGGTGACTTACAAGCTAAGTTATATGCTAAAGCATAGGTTAGACAAGGAAGATATCTAGAGGGTACATCAGCATTTAAAGTGCCTATTGTTCCAACATCTTCAATTCTTTTTAAATAATCGTAAACAAGTGTATAAGTTTGATTAGAGTCTGGCGTTGCCCATAAAACTATTTTTATAGCATCGTTGTCTTTATCTACATAAAACTGTGTTGGTTTTGATTGCGTAAGTTTACTGGCTTGATGTGCATATTCTGTTCTAGATATGCGATTAAGTCTTTGGTCAAATTGACTACTTGTGTTTCCAGCATCTGTTCTAATAAATGCATCTACAACATCTAAGGCACTTGATTCTAATGTATAGCTACTTGTTCCAGCAGTAAGAGTTGTAGAACTTTGCTCTACAGTCCAAAGATTTAAACCTTTGTTTTGCCATTCTAAAAATACAAGGTTCATGGCTCGTTTTGCACTTCTATAACTATAACCTGAACGAAGCTCTAGCCCACAAAGATCATAGGCTTCTTCCATAATTTCACTTATGTCTAGATTAAATGTTGTTGTTCCGCTAGTTGCCATAATTATCCTATATTAACACTTCCATCTTCTACGAGCCTGTCTAATTCTAGAATCAGGATCGTTTCTTGTTTCTGCTGAACTATTTTTTAGTTGTCCTGCTGATCTTGCACAATAAGATTTTCTACGCTTTGCAGCTTTACTACCTTTTTTGACCTCACCTGTTACTGCTGTTTTTAACTTAGAACCTGGATTTGCTTTGCGATAAGCTGCAACTCCTTTCTTAGTCATACCAGCACCAGACTTGGTAGATCGATAGTTAGCACCCTTACCTGTAGTTGTTTTAGGTATAGGGGTTTCTTTTCTTCTCATTGTAAAAAATATTTACTGGTAAATTAAATATCTCCTCTACTTTTTTTACCTCTTGGTAATCCTGAGTTAAGTGATTGTAGTTGTGTGCTTGGTCCCATTGCAGAAGAAGCCATGGTTGCCATTCCACCTGGATTTGCTGTTGGTCGCATCATTCCACCACCCCTCATTTTATTTTTTTTCATAGCTGGTTCAGTCATTCCGCCACCAAACATTTTTTGTACATATTCTTTGTACGATTGAGTTTTGGCTTCTTTTCCTACTTCAGTCATACCCTTATCTTTATAAGGTGTAGCTTTAGCATTTTTATTTCTAAATAATCCTGATTTTTTCATTGGCATAATTGTTACCTTTTGTGTTAAATAGTTATAGTACCCTATATAAGAGTACTATAAACAAAGTGAGTTATGCTACTTTTTAGTAGCAGTTTTTTTAGCTGGAGCTTTTTTAGCTGGAGCTTTTTTAGTTTTTTCATTCTTAGGCTCAACCACAGGCTCAACTACTTCTTTTACAGCCTTTTTAACAGGTTGCATTTCTTTAAGTTTTCTTTGAGCATCTTCAAGATCAGGATCAGGACCAAAAATTGGTTTCCATATTCCATCTTCACTTTCCTGAAGAACCTTATATTGAGGTGGAAATTCACCTGTTTCTGAAATAATATATTTCATAATATCTCCGTTAATCAGAGTACACTTTAAGCATTTCTAAAATAATAGAATAAGTGTCTCCTGAAGTGTGATCTTTAGTGGTAAATAAAATGTCTCCATCCTTACCACTCCCTGCATTATTTGGTATACCGCCAAAATCTTGAAAATCCATATGTCCATTACTGCTTTCAGCTAGTTCCATTAAAAGAACATTAGTTGAAGCATTAAAAAACATTTGAACTGACATACCAACAATGGCATGGCTTACACGCACTAATCTAACCTCAGAACAGGCTATGCCTGATGGATTAGATTGCAAAGCAGAAACATCTACTTTAACTACTGCGG